AGTTCTTTTGCGTCATTATTGGCTGCAACATCTTCATTCACTTGTTCCGTGGCATATTCTTTTTCGGCTTCAGGCTGGTCATCATAGAGGTCCTGAGTATACTCAACATACGAATGAACATCATCCATTTGGTCATACGCAGTTGTAATCTTCACTTGGATCCATGCTTCCAGTTCATCCTGATCATCCATCGAAGCGGCAAGGTCTTTGGCCATATCAGCAATCTTGAGAAGCTGACCTTTGGCCATGATGACTTCTTCATCATTATCATCATACTCAGAGGCTTCATTTACTGTTGACTCATTTGCCTTGAGCTTGCTTACCATTGCCAGATGGAATTTCTGAGCCGCAATATCACCACGTTTACCAGCATTAATTGCTAGTTGTGAATGACGGGTAATCTTAAGATTTACTTTCTCATCGGCTGCTTCAGCCGTGGTTTCAACAGCCTCAGTCATTTTATGCTTGATTAAACGGTGAGCCATGAACTTATGAAGTGTGGCTGAACGATTATGATGCTTCAGCATATCTTCAAACGGCTTTAAATGACTTGGTTCTCCACCCGATTTAATATGAGCCGCAATCTTCTTTTCGTATGAAGATGCTGCTTTAATGTGAGAATCCGAGGCGCGGACGTGAGTTGCAACAGATGGCTTTAATTTGGCTTGTTGAGAAAACTTAGCGGCTTTGACTCCATGTACCGATTCGTCGAGACTTTCTTCAACGCTTTCCTTTGGTACGCAGTTTGGAACTTTTTTGCCATTCTTCATCTTCATTCCAATGGCTTCATAACCTTTCCAGCACGCATCTTCAAGGGCTTCACCCATACGAGAGACTGGCTTCTTTGCATTTTCCGCATCGCGTTTCTTGGCAACTTCGTACTTAGCATCCATATGTTTATGGAATGCATCATTGTCTCCTGCAGCCTTTGCTGCTTGAGCTGCATCATGGTGCTTTGCCATATCTTCCGCTGCATCTTCATGAATCTGCTGACTATCCCACATCGTAAACTTTCCATTTGGATGAGCCTTCTGATGCATTGCAATTGCCTTGTGGTCAGCGTCATTCTGATGTTTAGCCTTCACAACATACTCATGCTTCTTTTCACCCTCAGGATGTTCATGAGCAAATGTGACTTTAAAATTCTTTTCCTCAGTCACATTAGAACTCTGGCCCGGAGTTGCATTCTTGTACTTGTTCGTCAACTCTGCGGTACCGAATTCTCCTGCGCCGTGTTCTTCAGCTGCGACTTCCTTAACAGACTGATGCGGAGCTGTGGTGGGTTTATCGGTGTCATACACCTTGGATTTTCCAGATCCTCCGCAAGCATTACATCTTGTATCTACATGAACGTCGCCACACATTGTAGAAGTTTTCCCTTTACCGTGACATACTGTACAAGTCTTTTTACCAGTACCCTTGATGTTTTCTTTTACAAGGTTCTTATAGAGACCGCCGGGGCCAGCAAGTTTTTTCTTAGCTGGCTTCTTCCATTTAGAATCAAATTCAGACTTGGACATGGCTCCTGCATTGACGCGGGCCATGTCTGAGCTCCTTTTCTTTGAGGCTTCTTCTAAGTTAGATTCGCGGAGTTGTTTGATGCTCTTCATGATTGTTTACGGAATTTGCTTAATGGAATACCTTGACTCGATGGTATTCTAATTTTTGGTTGATAGATTGGAAAGGCTGGTTCTTCTAATTTCTGGTCTTCCTCAACAATGATTTTTTTCTCAACAAGTTCCACGGCATTAAGCCATTTACGAACTTTCTTGCCATCCGTGAGTTCGACAATAAGATAATTGGATCCACAGTGAGTAATCTTGCCTACCTCTTCGGATTCTTTAATGACAACATCATCGCCAATCTCGAAGAGTTCTCCAGAGACATATGCTTCTCTACGGTCGCCAACAGATTCAAGCTGGATGTGTTTACGGAAGTTGCGTGATTCCTTGAGGCCAAGCCCATTACGGACCGCATTAAAATAATCTTCGCATTCCGCAAAATCTGCAGGAAGACTCTTTGAGAAAGACTCAAGGTCATTTGCGATTGCCGCAGCACGCATTTTAGATTCCGAAAGCATGTTATTGCATTCAGTTGCCGCAACAACGCTGACTCCAGATTTAAATGTAAACTGCTTACCGTTGTGGCTATCCAGGAGTGCTTGGTACTCAACCACTCGGTCGGCTGGAGCAACCATGGTCACTCCAGTGAAGCCCTGTTCAAATAGTTTTTTGCAAATGGCAAGAGGACCATCGACATCATCGTTCATAATGTTCCGAGCATACTTCGGAGACATCTTGCGCATCCACTTTACCTTTTCTTCAAGCTTGAGTGGGTTGTTCTTTTGGTCATCAACATGAGATGTATAGATGCGATATGTTTTACCGTTCGCAATCTTTGCTACATTCTCGATCAGGTCTTCACTCTCAATGGTGGGCGGATTAAATTTGCCAAAGGTAAAAACAACTTCCTTTGTCACCGACTCACTTACAAATTGTGTAAAGGACTTCATCAATTAGATTGTTCCCGTCTTCACATTGTGTTCAACTCCACCGGCTCCAATATCAGCAATACGATAGCCCATTGGCTTTGTTACAGAAACCTTGACCATAGGTTTCTTCTTCAGACGGTTCCGCTTCTTTTCACGGGTATCGGTTTCTTCCTTGAGACCAAAGTGTTTTGCAACATGTTTATCACCGTGGCGATGACGGAGAATATCCGCAACCATTCCTTTTTTACCGCCCACGTCGGCAGGAGTATATTTTGATTGCACCTTGCCTTGAACATCCTTATGAATCTTATGGACTTCATCGGTGGATTTGCCCATTAGGCTCTCGTGATCCTTCTTAATGTCGGCCTGTCTACGAGTATCAAGAGCATCATTCTCTTCATCCATAGGACGGCGCTTACGCTTAAATGCGTTAAGGTCTTGCTGTTCTGATTCGCCGCCGGTATACTGTACTGGAGTAAAGTCTTTAAAGCTTAACATGATTGTTTCGAGTTTCCCATAGCTGATAATGGAATTACTATCAGCCGTTTATGTAGAATACTATTTATACTATCACCACTTTGAATTGATGTAAACTATAAATATGTTACTATGCAATACTCAAAACATATTCTATTGGCAGTTGTTATTTCTGCCCTTCTCACTGGTTGCGGCACAGTCGATTCAGCTTATCAATCCACAAAGGGAATTGGTTCTGCTGCTATTGGTGGCGTTGGCAATATCGTAGGTAACGGAGCCTCCGATGCTTCCAAGACTCTTGGAGTTGCTTCGGATGCTGCTGGCAAAGTTGTTAGCGGTGCAGGTAAGGTTCTCGGCGGAGGCCTCGATCTTGTTGGCGGTGTCGTTAAAGGCACTTCCGATATCGTAGCTCCATCAGCTCCGGCTCCTAAGTCTTACTAAGACCAATCACAGTTCAGCCTGATAAACCCTGAGAGCAATCTCGGGGTTTTTCTTTACTGCATCCATACGGACCGGCCATCCGTATGGTGGATGTGGTGGCCATGGTTTTTTTGCTTCTTCGGGCGATACAGTGGTCCATTTTTCGTTGCCATGATAATGTCTCACACAAACATCCGGAGTTTCTTTGCCAAAGAATCGGGACCAGTTCATGATTCTTGGCATGAATCCCCTAGGATTTCCACCTAGGCATCTCCACACAACTGACCAGGTTCTTTGTTCAAGAAGAAAATGAACCGGTTCAGCTGTATTTTTAACGCACTCAACGTAAAGGTCGCCGATATGACGTGAGTCTGCAGGGAATAGCATGAAGGATGACGTCATCTCGGGTATGCTATCACCAATTTTGTATTTGCTACTGATAACTTGAGATATTGGAATATTTCGACTGCCTTCATCCACCATACCCATAAGGTCATCCGGGATCTTATCAAGTTCCACATCCACATTTCTGCGGAATGCCTGATCGCAATCCATTAGATAAAATCGGTTCTCCTGTGGAATCCTAAGGAATGCTAGAATGATAGCAGACTTATAATCAAAGTTACGACCTCGGTTACCTTCTCTCACAAACCACATGAAATCCTTTGGATCCACCCGAGTCGTACGATCTTCTAGTTCGGATGGGATATTTGAAGTCAGATCAGTTAGGACTCGCGATGGTTGCGTATTTACGCTATCGTGACCCGTCATTGCTTCTTTGAGTAGGGGCAGGAATTTACCATCCCCGAAATAGATAAAATAAGGTGTTTTCATGTGTGGGAATCAATCCGTTTCTATTATTTTATTTATATAAATAGAGCTATGCCATCAAATATGACGTTGACGAAAAAAGCCCTAACTCCAAAAAAATTTGGATTAGGTATGAAACCCGTCAATGCTGCGCAGTTGTATCTTAAAATTTCTACAACATTAGAGTCCTGGTCTAAACCAAATAAAGCAAGTAGTCCAATATCAGCACGCGTAGCCCGGCTTTGTTTAGATATTTTAGATTGTGCAAACAAAGGTAATGCTGAATGTTATCCAGAAAAAAGTATCCAGGATATATCGCAAAGCGATCCAACCGAGTTTGGGATTATTACATCCGATTTTGGTGAAGTTGCCGGTGCTTTATATTATCTTAGATACAAGTCTAGTGAATTTAAAGCTGTCAAATTTCCGGAAGAAGAAAACGAAAAACTTATTGATTATATTCTTATTACTAGTGATGGTAATGATTATCCAGTTTCGGCAAAATCCGGTGAAGGTGGTAAACCAGCGTTTACTGATCTTAAGCCACAATTTGAGTTTTTGTTATCCAAAGGGATGATTCCTAAAAAATATGAAAAGGCTCTTAAAGTTTTAGAACTTCTTGAAAAAAGCATATTTCAAGGCCCACTTGAAGCTGCTAAATATATCAACGGTCCAGGTTGGCAAGAACTAGTTAAAATTCTTAAAAATCCAAAATTAAAATCCGGTTATAATGGAAATCTACCGACATTAGAAAATTTTGAAGATATTATGAAACCTTTAACATATCCAGATTGCATGGAGGAAACACCTGCAAAATTTCGACTTTTATGGAATGCTATTAATAGTAGGGAAAAGGATGAAAAGGTAAAAAGAATAATTAATGATAAAACACTTAAAAGAAGTGATAGAAAAAAATCTTGGGGCATACTTTTCCATCCACTAACTATAGAAATAATGAATTGGCTTAATGATGAAAAAAATGGTGGATCAGAAATTTTAACTATGGCTGCCAGATTGAAGGATATTGATCAAGTTTATCTGGATAGACTTGGTTCGGATAAAAATCCACGCGGATTTAAATTTTCCGTGGTATCATTCTCCGATGCAAAATTTAAGTTTGAATCTCCTTCAAGTTCAGTTTATCCAACTAATAATCGTATTGGCTTTAAATTAATTAAATCTTCACATAAAACAAAATCATGATTGACTTTAATACTTTAAAATCGGTTGCAGAGACATATATCTCAATGCTTCTGGAAGATGCGGCTCCACAAAAGCTCAAGCACATCCATCATGCTGAAGATCGGCCACTCTTGCACGGTTCCCATGGGTTTGAACATGCTCATTCCGCGCTCATGCATGCACACGAGCACATGAAGGCGAAGAAGTCTAGCTCGGATCTCACCATGAAATATGATGGAGCTCCATCAATTGTTTTCGGCCATCATCCTGTAACCAAGAAGTTTTTCGTTGCAACAAAGTCTGCTTTCAATAAAGATCCAAAGTTAGCTCACACTCCGGCAGATGTGGACAAACACTATGGTCACGCTCCGGGTCTTGCAAGCAAATTAAAGACAGCTTTAAAGCATCTCCCGAAAATCACTCCGAAGCACGGAGTATATCAGGGGGACGTCATGCACTCGCGTGAGGATCATAAGCTGCATGAGGCAGTTTCTTTTACTCCGAATACCATTACCTACACGGCCCATGGAGACGAAGAGAAGAAAGTAAAACGTTCTCATATCGGAGTTGTGGTGCATCAACAATATCATCCGAATCCTACAAAACCAGGATTTGAACATATGTCAGTCAGTGCACATCCAGACACTCACAATTTTACTCAGCATCCTGACGTTCATATGAAGACGGCAGAACACGATACGAGCAAGATCGATTATCCTAAGCATGATCAAGATGCTTTCCACAAACACATGTCAGCCGCAAAGGCGATCCATGACAAACATGGACCAAAGATGTATGCAGCAACCCAACGCCATCAGGGTGAAAGCGGCCATCTTGCCACATATATTAATCATACGGTTCGCCACGATCAAACTCCAAATGCTTCTGGATTTAAGTCTCATATGGTCGCGCATCATGAAAAGATCGCTAGCAAATTAAAAAGTCCAGGCGGAATTGAAAAAGCAAAGGCAACTGGTGCAGAACACGCTAGCCATATTCAAAAGCATGCTGGACATTATAACAATCTATTAGCAATGCACGGACATCTTGCCGCAGCAAAGAACACTTTGGTTAGAAACCTAGAAAAGCATGAAGGTGGTCTGGACCATCATATCAACGGCATAAAGTCAAAACCAGAAGGATTCGTCATTAACCATACGCACGCTGGACATACGGAACCAACTAAATTGGTGAATCGTTCAGAATTTGCAAAGGCGAATCTATTAAAGGTTAAACCTTGGGCTGCTAAAAAACCGTGAAGTCGTTCCTGGAGTTTTTAGCTGAGGCGGCTGAGCATGGCACTCTGCATTCATTTGACGTAGATGAAACGCTATTCAAGACAAATGCGAAGGTTCACGTGATGCACGGAAAGAAGCACGTTGCATCATTGAGTAATTCGGAGTACAACACGCATAAATTGTCTCCGGGTCACCACTACAATTTTAGCGAGTTTGAAGATTCTAAGAAGTTCCACGATGAGTCACATCCAATCCATAAGATGCTGGCAAAGGTGAAAGCAATTCACAGTAACATTAAGAATTCGCCACATCATAAAATTATCATTAATACGGCGAGAAGCGATATGAATGATAAAGAAACATATCTCGCTAAATTTAAAAAGCATGGTCTTCCCATGCACGACATTCACGTACACCGCGCTGGCAATGACAAGACTCCTGGTAGTGTTGCTCAAAAGAAAGCCCGGGTGATTGACCATCAGATTACTACTCACAAGTTTAAAAACGTCCACGTGTATGACGATAGCACTGAGAATTTAGATCACTCTTTAGCTCTCGGCGCAAAGCATCCGAATACAAAGATTCACGCATGGCACGTTCACCATGATGGAAGCGTTAAGGCATATCACGGAGCAAAATAATCATGAAATCGTTTAAACAATTTCTAAAAGAAGCAGCAGCCTCAGAAGGTTCACATCACGTGCTTGCATTTGGGCGGATGAATCCGATTACAAATGGACATGAGAACGTGGTGAATAAAGTTCACGATGTGGCCAAAAAGCACAACGCTGGACATACTGTGATCGTATCTCATAGCCACGATCCAAAGAAGAATCCATTGAGTCCATCTCAAAAAGTGAAGCATGCAAAACACGCGTTTCCAGGAACGAATATAATTTCATCGAGCAAAGAAAAGCCAACGATCCTTCACCATGCCGCAGACCTTTCTGACAAAGGCGTTCAGCATTTGCATGTTGTAATGGGATCAGATCGTGCAAAAGACACCCGCGCTTTACTTCATAAGTATAACGGAGTGCCTTCGTCGAGTGGCCATAAGGGTTACAAATTTAAATCAATTACCGTACATTCAGCAGGAGAACGTGATCCTGATGCAGAAGGAACTGCGGGTATTTCAGCTAGCAAGATGCGTGCTCATGCTGCCGAGGGTAATAAGAAAGCCTTCCATGCAGGAGCACCTTCAAAAATGTCGGCTTCTCATAAGGACGCCATGTACCATGATGTCCGCAAAGGAATGGGAATTAAATGAAATATGATACGGATTATATGATAAAATCCTTGTCGAAATATAAAATTTCGCCTAATCTTATTATGATCGGAAATACATCCGTATCCGTAAAATTGCCAGACACCGGTAAAACCCAAGACACAGAGATTCTTAAACTCATTCGCGATCTTAATAATGGTTCATTTAAACCTCAGAGAATGATTGGTTATAACATTTTAGATAGATACGCTATTGGAAATGAAATAGAAATTAGATTTGTAACCGAAGTCGTAACCCAAAGGCCTAAATTTTTATTCCACTGGTCAAAAGCCGAAAACATAGAAAGAATACTAAAAGAAGGTTTAAAACCATCTTCTAGTGATTGGAAAATAGGAACAGGTCTGGGCCGTAGTTCGGGACGCACAACTTATGTTGCAACATTTTTTGTTGAGAAATACAATAATTTGTGTAAAGTTAGGGGTTTTGAGGATTATAAAAACCCAAAATACAAATGTTTACAAATTGATGTAAGCAATTTAGAACTTTGGCGAGATCCTCATAATATGAAAACATCTTCTGGTGCCGATCCCATCAGCTATTTGACTTACGAATATGTAAGTTCTAATAAAATAAAATTACAACCTTAATAGTCCGGATCTCTGAGGTACCATTGTTTCTTGCCATACCGCTTATTGTGCACAAACATTTCGTAGAGACCGGTCTCTCTGCCATAAGCTTCAATCTCCCAGGGTAGCTCCCAATAGTTACCCTTGTTTGTGTGATATGATTGACCCTTCCATTTTGTGATGTAGCAGTTGCCAGTATCACACATCTCGCGTTTCACAAACTGTTTGACGTGGACGCACTCATGAGCCAGTGCTCGTAGGACGCCGTGCATTTTCATACTGGAATCAATAGTGATATTGAATTCGCGTGGCTTATTCCGGTCATCTTCCCAGATACAATCCGCTTTAAGGCTTTCTTTTTTAAATAGATCCTTTCGCAGTTTGATTAAAATCATTACACTATGTCCAGGGATGAGGTCTTTTAAATAATAATGAGCCGCCTCATTCACTAGTTTTTTCTGGAGCTTTGATCCGCCCGATACGATAATCTCGTTCATGTTTATGGTAGAGGCTGCCATTTAATGGGTTGAGTTGAATTGACGCGAAATACCGCATAGGTTCTATCAAAGAATTCCCTAGCGTTTATTTTCTCTCGATAGAATTGGCCGACAGAAACTGTATGCAGGATCATGTAATCGTCATCTGAGGCCATGATCAGAATCGCTGCATGCGCAGTATCCTTATTTACTCCGGGTACCTTTGCCTTTAATTCATCCGGAACAAGACCCACCCAGAAATAAGGCATGCCATACTGAATGTTGCAGTCAAATACTTCGGGTCCTTTTACGACCACATAGATGCATTGAAGCTTATCGCTCGGCATCCGCTTATTCCACACCTGAACAGAATCATAGAGGGTTGGAGGCGTATTCTTATCCGGTACCAGTCTCTTCATCCATTCCGCATACGATACCTGCACACCCATAAGACCCGAAAGAGTCTGATAGGTGAGCGGTACACAGTCATTTGCCCGTAATGAGCCAATGACGAATAGAATGCAGAGAAGGAGTCTCATTTAGTTTTCTTTTTTTGTTCTGGCTTTGCGGTCCATAGAGAGTCACCTTTGTAGAGGAGGACCATGGCGGAACCAAACAGAGTCAGCCCCACCCATTTTTCATCAGACCTGCCCATAAGCCACATTGAGAGTAGGAATAGGCCAGCGGCAAATATATCAAATAGAATTGAATAGATTTTGTTCATTTTTTTGCAGACATATAATTGATGACTGAGATGAGTAACCACAGAAACCAGCACATGAGAACAAACTTAAATGCAATTACTGATATTGAGTAGAGAAGAGTCGCAATTGCAAGCGTACAGGCAAATGCAATTAAGCTCAGTGTTACAATTGATAGGAAGTGGATCATAACATTAGATTCCGTGTTCTTTACGCCAAAGGCCAAACAAATCGTGCGAATCAAGTGGACCAGCACTAATTCGGTTGGGCATGCGCAGATTGATCCAGAGGCGAATATCCTCAGGAGCCATCATCTCATATGGCGAAAAGTCACACGAGACGATGGTACCGTTTTCGTGAACAAAATCATGCCAGATTTTGCTGCAGTCCGTATCGTAATCCTCGTAGGGTTGATACGTCCAACCCATGTAGCTATAATTTTCAGTTGCGGTAATCATTTTAGTATTGTGTTTCGCTTGTGTAATTTGTTCCGAAGAGGCGAGTGCCGACTTCGGGTGGCATCCAGACACTTAGTTGGTTGAATTTAAGGCTTTTTTTATAGTCCCAGATGGAACATGGCACCTCACGGGCGCCTGCCATTGGAATGGCAGAAGGAACAGTGGCTTCAAATTGCCATTGAAACATCACCTTGCCGTCTCCGTCACCTACAGCAAATGTAGCTGGAGGAAATCCAAGGATCTTAGTGACTTCATCGGCCGAGATATTGGACAATATGCCAGTCCGGTGCGATGAATAAAAGCCATGAGTTTGTTTGATTTTCATGTTTTTATTCTTCGTTGGTGTTAATGAACTGGTCAAGGTTGTACTTCGTCATCTCGGAGACGACCGAAGCGGTCTCACGATCGCCGACCTGGATAACTCCAAGGGCAAGAGCCTCATGCTTAGCCTTGAGGGTTTTGCGAAGCTTCGCAATGACTGCAGCTTTGTTGACTTGGAATTTTCCGTTTGGGAGCTTCTTTGTTAATTTCATAAGATAATAGTACTAAATTCTGGGTAAAAGTAAATAACTACGATTTGCCTAAGTGATTGATTACCAATAGGGGCTAAAAATACTTCAAGGTTTAGTGACAATCTGAGCGTATTCTTCACCGTTTTTGGATAGGATGTACTTTCCATCCACGAGGCGGGCTTCGTAGCTGGTCGTTGATACCTCCGAGCTAGATTCACCCTTTGGCTTGTTGAAAGAAGCAACCGATTGCTCCTTCGTCTGTTTCACCTTTACGAACTCAGTCGATGCACTGGCAGAACCTACGCGTTTGCCTTTTTTAGACCTGAAGGTCTTTTCAAGCAGCTCTAACGAGCCAGCCTTTTCGATCCGTTTCGAAATGTAGTCCCAACCACGATAGGTAACCAGCTCGCCGGTCACGGTGCATTTCAAAGTAAGTTTATTAATTTGTGTGTTATTCATTATGGTACAATCCTACATTAATTCCTAGAAAAGTAAATAACTACGATTTACCTAAATCGTTGATTACCAACACGAGACGAAAATACTTTCAGAAACAATAAGTGGCTGGTCCCCAATAACTTAGGAAACCAGCCACCTATGAATAAACGACCTATGTCGTAGTTTACTTGCTCAGCTGATAGAGCTTCGCGGCAGGACCGCGGGAACCCTTCGCCTTAGGAGCATCGCCAACGATCTTACCGTTGGTCTTGACGTACTCGTAGATGTACCAGTGGTCAGCACCAATCGCGGTGACAATCTCTTTCAGAGTGAAAGGATTGGCTGGGAATTGGAACTTGCTGACGAGCGAAACCGCTTCAGACTTCTTGACGCCACGACGAGGAGTCGTGGAGGCAGTTGCACTGGCGGTGACGGTGGTATTAGACGAGGCGGTGTTATTAACTTTCATGGTGTATTTTATTATTGTTGATTTGAAGAGAAAGGCTAACCATATTGGTCAGTCGTCTCAATCGATACTGATAACAATACTTAGTTCCTGCTTGGTGTAAATAACAAAATGACCTATATATGATCTAAAAAAACTCAAGCGTTGACCATCAACAACTTAGGAAGTTTTGATTTCCGCAAATTCTGAGATCATCGGGAAGATTGGAGCAAGCGCAAGAGCCATATTCTGCGCCAATTCCATGTGTTCCTTCTGCGTCCCATTGCCTGAACGAACCTCGATGTAATGGATAAAGCTACGCAACGTTCCAGAGACATAAAGGCGTGAGACAGTATTACCCTCAGGGAGAATTGCGCGGGCCTGCTCCTTGGCAATACCGCGTTCCAATGCAGCTTTATAAGTTGTTGTTACTAAATCAATTACCTCTTGCTGTTTATTTTCCCACCACAATTTTGTGGCGTCATCAGCGGTATCCAAGGAATTCTGGCGGTTCTTATCATCCTGAAGCCGTGCTTCGCGCGTTACAAAGTCCAGCTCTTTCACAGGATCCGCATAGCGTTGACTAAACTCCTGAAAGGAGAATGAGCGGTGTCGAAGAAGCTGACGCGCAATATCCCGCGTCGTATTAACTTCTACGCAGGCAGATACCATCTCAAGTGGAGACCAATGCTTGTTACGAATAAGATAGCGAATCAGTTTGTCCGAAGTCTCGGTATTAAACTGGTTCTTCGGATTTGAAACTCGTGCACAGAAAGCAATGAGATCCTGAAGATCCATATTGAAAAAATCTTCCATGCCAATGGGTTTTAGACCATCCGCCATCTTAGAGTGACTAATGAGTTTAACTTTTTTCGTTATCATGATTGATTTTATGAGTGAGATAGTACCCAAGCATTTTTACGTTTTTCTGAGTAAAGTTAAACTGATCGCTGTAAATGCCACCGTTACGTTGGATGAACTCTTCCGAGAAACCTTCCTTGCGCATACGGTTAATCATACCCCTATTGAGGATGTATGCGCTAGAGCTCTTTTTCCCAAAATTAGGGAATACCATTATAGTACCCAGATCGGAATTGATTTTGGCCTTTGCAGCAATAAATGTTTGATCAGAATTGATCGCAGTATCAAAATCAATGGATACCTTAATCTCTTTATTTTGAAGTTGCGCAGAATGAATAATGTCGTGAGCAAACTCTAAGACACACTCATTTACCTGAACGTCGGTCTTGTACTTTGAGTAGTCTGGTTCAAATTTTTCCTGTTCGTTATCGTCGTCGGCAAGCATATTATGTCCAAAGCTGTCTGCGGTTTTTAACCACCCATTCGCATACCTGAGTATCGGCTTCTTCAAGCTTAGTTTCCAGCTCAGTGACTTTATTATATTTTTCCATCTTATTTTGAGCAATATCATTCATCATAAGAGGAACATCTTCCCACGCTTTTTCTATTTCCTTTAGAATTTCTTGCCTACCCTTGGTGGCATAAACATGACACTCTTTTAATTGAGCCGCAAAGGTTTTAACTGTCTCCGAATACTCGAATGTAATTTTGTCGAAGCACTTCTCGCGGTCGACATACTCGATGACACATTGCATACAGAATTCCACAATGATGGAATCAAGATCCCGGTACTGTCGAGTAAAGACCTTATCACGCATCTCCTTGCGCTCGCGTTGAATGTAAGGTTTTATCTTCCATTTAATTCTTCTGCAACTCGTTTCAATGTCCTGAAAGAAACCAGCAACGGTATCACGAAAGAAGTATTGCACTGGATACTCCTTTTTAACGTACTCATCAAATTTTGTCCACTCGCCTATAAGATCAGCTCCAGCGCGGAGTGCGTAGGGTTTAATGTAAAGAGGGAATGGCCAATACCACACAACCAGCTCTCTGGATTTAAGAGGCATTGCTTTGTATTCGTCGAGAGTGCTCACCACGACGCAGTGTTTGTAGGGATTGTCGTTAAACATAATGAATTAAAGTTGTATTTTTTGTAGCAGTATCGATGTTAAAGGCAATTGGTTTGTTAATTGCAAAATATCCTTCATTGCAGATTGATGCATTAATGTACGTGGTCTCACCAAGGATTGCGTGGCCATAACTGGAATGTACGTGTCCACATACGTGAACCTTTGGCTCAATCCGACGAATCTTCTTTGCAAGATCATTATCTCCAACCGATACCCAGGGTCCATTTGGATCTGCAAAATTTGGACATTTATCCACTAATCCATATGCTGGACCATGAGTAATAAGAACATCAGTTCCTTCAGGAATTAATTCCCAGTGTTGTCGCAGCGGAGTTCCGCGTGGGAGGTTAAACGCCCAATTGAAGAACTCTGGTTGCTGTGGAGAACCCCAGAACTTAATGCCTTCAATTTCACAACCAGAATTCCATAGATAATGGAATCCATCAGACACCGGAAGAATTGCTTTAATAGCTGACTCGGAGCTTGGCTGATCTGTATGATCAGGATCCATGAAGAGATCATGATTTCCAGCAATGATAATCCGATGCTTATACGGAAGCGCATTAAACCAACCCAACGCTCTCATACATTCTTCCATGGATCCACGATTACAAAAATCGCCAGCATGGATAATGCCGTCAGCCTCGGGTAAAGTATGGGCCATGGACCGATGAAGTCCATGGGTGTCCGATATGCAAATAAACTTCATTCTACTATCCTATCAAATTGTGAGTGAATGTAAACAGTAAAATTACTTTTTGTTGACGGTAATTTTTGCGGCAAATAAACTAGACAAAACTACTGTTGCTGTCCAGGTTTCTAGTGTGAATGGAATGGCAAACTTAAACAGCGTATTCATCGACCAAATGACAGCAATTGGATAGAATATAAAAAGGCCAATTACAAAAACAATTGCAAGAGCTATGACGAATTCTTTCATATTAGGCGGTGGCCTCAGTCGTTGCAGCTTCTTCAACCTTTGGTGCAGACTGGCGACGATCTGAATCGGCACCATACGGAATACAGAACCAACGGATGGTTCCACGATCCGGAATCATGGAAAGGAGTTTGGCGTGAGCTTCTTTTTCTTTCTGCGTAGCAGAAGATTTAAGCTGCCTTGGCTTTCCAGGGATCTTATCCAGATTCCGAAGTGACTTAATTGCTTCGGTAAACTTTTTCAGTTTACGGCGAAACGCAGGGGAGCTAGTTTTTTTATCGTAGTCGTTCATGGGAGTTTAAATGAAAGTGTGTGAAGAAAGGAACCTGTTTTGTAAAGGATAGTGGATAATTTACGACGAACCCAGCGGTAGGGCGATGTGTGGAAAATGAAGCGGTTGTACCAACGAGAATTCTCATATTCTCGGTCTGCATGCCATTTGCGTTCTTGCTCTTTTCTGTCGGCACTTGGCACTTTTTTAAACTCAAAAAGTTCCGTAGAATCAACCTTACCATCAATGAGTACAACTTTGAATTCAATGGTGCAATCCCAAAGACCAAGCACGTCATGACGATAGTCATACATGTAAATAGTTTCAGTGATTTTTTGAAGTTCAAGATATGGTTCCGTGCGTTCGAGAGAACCCAAACGGTCCAACCAATTTTTGGAGTTGGTGTCGCCCTCGACCCAGTTCTCGCTCTTGTATTTTTGTAGAAAGAAATTACCGTCTTGAACAACATAGTTGGCCAAGCAGCAGTCAAGGTCCTTGGTCTGAAAAGACCAGTTGTTTTTATCGAGACCAAACTCCTTCATCTCTTTCGAGAAAGGTAGATTGTCGCCCCATTGAATTGTATCGAACATTCCCATATTGTAGTTCCTATCTTATACGATTATTGCCTCATGTAAACAACAAAATGCCTACAATTTAAAATTAAGTTGCTCTCTGATTGCTTGCACGAAGACCCTACCAGCTTCGGAAGCCGATTCAAGATCGGGAGCAATTACATTGCCATTTCGCTCAATTCTAAGTATTTCTTTGCCTCCCACGTTAAAGTCAAGAACGGAATCGGTAATCTGAGTGCCCACTGAAAGAGGGCTAAAGCTAATTAAATTGAAACTGGGTTCAATGTCTTTGAATTCTGTTTGTGTTTCCATAATATTATTCGATTTTGAATCCGTTAAAGTTCCTCTCCTGAGTACCACTACGGACAGTTGGTTCTTTGCTTAAAGTCTGAGCTTTGTTTTCAACATCAAACAGTTTCATCTTGGCACGATCAACTCCAATGATAAAACGCTTATTCTTAGTTGGATCGTTATACCGGTTTTTTAACTGTTTGACAATAAGTTGTCCCATCTTCTCAAGCTCTTCAGTTGAGATGAGGGCAAACATGAGATCTGCCGTTGCAGGAAGACCAAAGGATTCTGAGGTGTCAGTCAGTTCAACATCGCTATTGCCGAATCCACTACGAGTCGTCTGAGTCGCAGAAAAGATTGGAACGTTGAATTCTACAGCAAGACCACGAATTTCTTCCGCAATGGCCTTAATGAATGAGTAGGTATTGATTGAACCTCCCACGCCTTTCATACGAGAAGAGGCACAGATATTAAGATAGTCAATAAAGATGACGTCAGGAGTAAAGTCCTTCTTCAGCTTAAGCTCATTTAAAAGGGCGCGAAAGTGACCAGCATGTGCAGATGCAGTTGGATATTCTTTGATGATTAAAGATCCTACAGTCTTTGCAGCGATCTTCTTGATCTTGCTCTCATACAAGTCTTTTGGAAGGCTTGCAAGTTGATCGATTGGGATATTCATTAGATTCGCATCGATGCGTTCAGCAATGCGTTCTTCTGACATTTCTAGCGTGATGTACAGCACATTCTTACCTTGTGTCAGATATGAAGAAGCCACATGACACATGAAGAGTGACTTTCCCACGCCCGTGCCGGCAAGACAGATATTCAACGTCTTACGTGGAACTCCATTCTTGGTAATGGCATTGAACATCTCGAGATCGAATGGAGTACGATCTTCCACCTTGTGATAGAAGTCGAACCGATCCTCAAAGTCACCGATGTAATCGTGACCCACAGAATTGTCAAAGTTGATTCCAAGAGCCTTTTGAAGGATGTCTGGAATTGCACCTTGGCCAATATCTTTCTTCTTGCCATCGATGATCTGAATCGATTCCATAATAGCCAAGAATACGGCACGGTCCTTACACCATTTTTCCGTATTCTCGATTAGCCATAGGTCTTCAACTTTGGGATTCTCACTGAGAGATTCAATAAGTTTGACTGTAGAATCGTATTGATCCTCTCGAATGTCAGTCTTGTCAAGATCAATGCCAAGGCTCGTCTGCGTAGGAAGTTTATTGTATTTGGCAATAAAATCCAGGACAAGTTTGTAGACTGACTTATGAGAACCCTCAAAATACTCAGACTTAATGAATGGCAATACTTTTCTGCAGTATTGCTCATCATTAACTAGTTTCTGAAGGATTGTCGTTTGTAGATTGTTTGTCATTAGACCCTACTTTATAGTTTCCCGTGTCAAAGGCATTTTGAATGATGTGGCTAAGGATGTCGCCAAGATGGTTATTGAAGTCGTTTGATTCTTCAAGTATTTGCACGTTGTGTGGAGCCGGAGCTTCATCAACTTTAAATTGAAAAGAAAGAGTGGCTGATTCTTTGTCTTCGTTGACCTTTAAGGAAACCTTTCCGTAGGTAACAATGACGCCAGACCACTGACCACTCTTCAACTTTACCGAATACAATTCGGAAGTTGGCTTTTCAACAAAGGAATAATCGCTGTCAGTAATTTTAGGATTCATCTTCATCAATGATTGAAATGTTGCTGGTGTTGCTTTGACCATCGACTCCGAGGGTATAGCGTTGACGAATGTATGCCTTGAACTCTTTCGAGTCTAAGATTCCATTCCAGAATTCTTTGTTATAGGTATCCTTTTCACGATACTTCGTCTCATCACCTTTCTTTGCATACCAGCCCATCGAAGGCTTTGTAACAAATCCGCCCTCAAGGGCAACGTCGAGAAGACCCGAATACTTCTCAACGCCATTTGCAAACGAGACTGAGATTGGAACCTTGGACTTTTCCTTCACAAATCGAGACTTGTCAACGTTGATCACGAAGTGATAGCCCTCAATACCTTCATCACCCTTGTCTTGCTGACGACCAAGGATCCATACGGTATTTGCAGAGTAATAAAGACCCGTGCCGCCCGAGAGAACATCCTTTGGATACATGTCCTGCGTCTTGTACGTATGACCAATTGCAACAAGAGGAATATCTTTCATTGCAAGGTGTGGCGTGACCATGCGGAAAAGACTCTTAAAAGCTTTTGCACGAGTCATATCACCCACAGACTTCTCATTCATTGCATCCTCAACTTCTTTCTTTGAAGCAAGATTACCCACAGAGTCAATCATGATGATGACCTTGTCAGTCTTCTCAATACCATCAAGCTGCTTCATGATGTCAAATTTGAGATCTTCAACATTCAAGATTGGACAATGAAGAACTCGGCTCGTATCAATGCCAAAGGTCTTGAAATAGGACTGAGGAGAACCAAATTCAGAATCATAGAACAGCACAACGGATTCAGGATATTTGCGCATATACGCAGCAACCATGATGAGTGCGAATGAAGTCTTGAAGTGCTTCGATGGACCAGCAAGGACCGTAAGACCCGATGTGAGACCTTTGTCAAGGTCTCCGGAAAGGGCAACGTTAATCATAGGAACGTCTGTTGCGATGCTTTCGCTTTGATTGAAAACCTTAGAATCATCCAAGGTTGCAGCGGTATCAATTCGTGAATTCTTTTTTAATTTTGCGAGTAGTGATGACATAATAGAACTATACTATAGTTGATTGATCCTGTACATCTTTTATTGATTCCAGTGAGGATAAAATTCTCTGGATAAATGAACAGATTGTGGTTTTTCCATGCAGGCAAAATCTAATTCGCCTTTGAGATTCATTAGCTTTGAAATCCATTCAAACACCTTGACATTGCCTTTGGCATTCTTATGAAGCTGTTCAACGAAGAGATTTCGAATATCATTGCGTTCATTCCAGGTACCATAGAATGGAGTTCCCTTGTAATAGCCAGTCTTTGGCAATTTGCGAGACTCGTTTTCAATTGGTAGAGGTTCCCAGATTGTCACTTTGCAGTTACACGTCTTTACAAGATCGTCACATTGCTGAACATATTCAGCAACAAGATCTCGAGTAGCTGCCTCAGGATTACTCTGACGAAGCAGATGATGGCGAATGTCAATGTTTCCGAAATACACTTCAATCTCATCGTACTTCAGTTTATTTGGTAATACAAAAGATTTGAGACCCGAAGTGATAGCACCATAAAGAGTTTTATATGGGACGCAATTCAGTTTCCATCCTGGGCGATACATGGAAAGAGCATGAGAATCTCCGATTGCCAGTTTTGCACTTTCTAATTCAAGATCCGTGTTGATTACCGTCGCGGATGTTTCAATCCGGGCCAGATTAATCCAGTCGACTAGTTTCCAATCTGGATGCGATGCTGGTTCTTTATCAACCCGGGGTTTAATCATCTCAGAGTATTTTGGGAAATCAATTGTGAGGGAAAGGACTTTACCAGTGAACTTGGACAAACGGACAATCTGGTCAATTGCACCAAATTGCTTGACGCCTCCAAACATATTGACAGTACCGCCCCAATCATTCCCATGATAGACTGCAATCGTATCAAATGCATTGTAATCCTTAATCTTGCCACCATAGTTGACGGTAACATCATATCCCATGCATTTAAGTTGATCGGCATAGATTGCAGCCTGCGCAGCGCGGTGAGACGAAATACGCTCCGAGATTGGAGCCATCGGTGTAGTGATTAAGACTTTCATGATTTAAAATAAGCGCGATTCTCTTCCATATCCCCGAGATCTTTCCATTTACGCTGGCTATTAATTTTTGAAATATCCACTTTAGATAGATTGCGGTTAATGTGTGCATCCGCACCCACATTTATAAAGATTGCTCCTGGTTTTCCTTTTTTTACAAACCCTTCCCATGCTTTTGCGTCATATGCCGCAGTTGTTGGGAACGGCATTTCATTTGCAATCGGATGAGCTTTAAGGAAAGGCATAGTTGCCGTTACAACTTCAGCATCGCCAATTTCACCATCATGGATATTTCGAGCAACTGCAACCCCGTAGGCTTTTGCATTTGGCCAGCCAATTTGAAGTGCCCGAACCATTGTGCCTGTTGATACAGCACACCAAATTTCAGAAGGTTCATGCCCAATTAAATTAGTAACCATATTAGCCATGTTTGCAAGTCCAGCAGTCACTGTTGCATTTCCAGTAAGACCAAATGGAAGATACTGAGCATTATTCTTTTCTGCCCATTTTTTCGCATAGGAATTCAATACTGGCATTGCAGCAATCTTAAAGAATCGCATGTCTGTATGTGCATAGGCAAAAAGAGCACCTTGATGATTCGATACTTCAGATGAAGCTGGACAAAAGAAAACACATTTCTTATTATACATCTGAGCCAACATGGCGATGGCATCCGGAGCGTGACCCTGCCGCGGTGCACAGTAGACTAAAGTATCCTTAGGAGTTTCAGCAATAACTCGTTCTCCGCCGAATGCCTTTAATCCACCCGGAGCAAAATCTGCTCTAAGGATGTATTTGTCTCCGAACTGTTCAACAACTGGAGGATCGATTCGAGTATTGAACGTCCCCCACAAGTTTTGATAATACTCTTTTGCCTGGCTACGCGACATCCCTTTCGGAATATCCTTGTTAGATGTGTCTTGAGTTACTGTGTACATGTTTTGCATAGTTCCTTATATTTTTCTGCCGTGACTCCAGCGCGGCTAATGACATAGTCGTCTGATGGATGCACGTCAAGATCGTTAAATGACTTAATGAGGCCCAACTCGAGCATTGGTTTCTGGCGCCCGTACGGGTGATCGTGGATACGGTGTGATGACCAAAGATTATCTCTGTCAAGATGGTTGTATGCCGCACCTGGGCGAACGTAATTCTCAACCCAACGGATAAAATCACAGCACACATCTTCTGCGTTATATGGGAATGCACCAGTATCAGATTGAATTTTCTCCATGACAAGATCGAGGAAAGCTTCAGTCTTCATTTTCTTTGTTGGTGTTGCAAGATATGAAATGCACTCAATAGCATTGGTACCGTAATAGAATGGAGTATCTCGATGGACATATTGAGGAAACCAGTCAGCAACGTCAGCAACGACTGCTGCATATTGGAAAGCAAACCTACGCATTCCGTTTGCTTGATTCCAGCTCAACATGAATTCGCCAATTTCGCGAAGTGTCTTTTTGTTTCCAGCAACTAAAAAATCTGCAAGCTCAGTGGCCAAACGTGGGGCAAATTCACAGAGGTAATAATCTCCGCCACGTTTATAACCTACTGGTGGTTTTGGAAATGCAGGAAACTGATATCCAACTGAAGTGTAAAACGGAGACTTCTCAGCTTTCACGATTTCCGTCATCTCTGGAATTGAAGAAGCAGCATGAAGCTTGAACAATAACGTATTATGGTAACCAGATGGTTTGGTTGCATAATTAATGGCAGAACCAGTTACGCGATGCAGAATGAATACGTACATCCATTCTGCAAGAGAGAACTTCTTTCCATTCCAGCTTGTCGCCACAGTCTTACGTTGGGCAGTATGGTTTCCTGATGACATCTTCATCCAATAGGGATGATCTGCATTCCAACCATAAAAGCAATCATTCACGATCTGTGAGAATCCAGCAAATTTACGTTCAACTACATCGTAGAGCTCAACATTTTCAAGCAAAGCATCACCCATTTTAGACTCGGCATGAGTAAGCATCCCATAAGGAGGCTTGGATGAAACGTTGCATTTTTCCTGTTGATCCTTTGCTAATTGATAGTAGCGAAGGAATTCATCGTAATAGTGTGTAGTTGAGAGTCCCATAAATTATTCGAATTTGACAAATTCCCAGGTAATACCTGCTTCAGTGAACATCTGCTGAGTTAGATTCCACGAGTCTTGCCACGTTGCAGGTATTTCCTGCCATGGCATAACGATGTTTTTAATTCCAACTTGGATGATGCCTTTTGCACATTCAGAGCAAACTGGCAATCCATGCACAAACAAAATGGATCCATCAAGCGAGACGCCACTATAACTTGCGTTGTAGATGGCATTCATTTCTGCATGAACCACATATTTGTACTTCGTCGGACGATCAGCATACCGATCCGGAGTATCTTGGATTCCACGTGGGAAACCATTATAGCCCTGAGCTAGTACCTGACCCTTCGACCCAATGATAACACATCCGATTTTTGTGGATGGATCTTTCGACCATCCAGCAATCTCTCGTGCTAACTTAAGGTAGCGACCTTTCCACTTATTATCCATTAATAAGTGCGAAGTGCCGTTCATAGACGTGGAGCGAGGCGACGTGCCAGATGAGGTCTCCCATTTCATAATTATTTTCTCCGAGTGTGTTTAGATCTTGCAGAAGTCGGGTTTGTACTACGTGTTGCCAGGCACGATCATTTTTATAACCGAAGACGACATCATTGCTTCGCATTTGGACGATGGCATGAAGTTTATTGTCTCGAATAAGATACTGCACAGCATTCGTGCACATGAAATCGGAACAGCCATCTTCGCAATAATGCTGGTGCATCTCTGGCCGAGTATAGATCATTATGGCTCTGCGACTATTTGGATTTGCAATAAGCTCATTTCGTGCAGAATTATATTGCTTATAATTAGTTTCTGAGTAGATGCACCAGCCATAGTTTGAGTTAATCCAGCCATCTTTCGTTGCAACTTGTTTCCAGATCTTAGGAGCTCCGCCAGGAATATCATTGACGTTCAGGGACTGAGAATCATACCATTGAAGTTCAGCATTGATGTACTCGTAATTAAGTTTGCCAAAGATGGCTTCTTCATCTGCAAAAAATGATGCGCCACACAACTCGAGGGTTTTAACGCCACTCTTGTCTGTCACATAGGCACCATTCGTTAGAGCATCTTTAAAATGCTGACGAATATCATTAACTCTGGGTAGTGTCATCATCGCGAGTAGAAGAAATTTTACGGTTGAGGAAGTCACGATCTTTAGATTGTCCATCAATGCCGCCGCGGCAGAATGAAACAAAGAAAGACGAATAGTTGATTAGATCTTTTGCAGAATCTTGGAGAGACTCAAAGTTAGGAGCATAGTTTGCATCATTCTCCATTGCTTCAAGAACACTACGCATACGCAGCACTTTTGTGTTCATGACGTCAAGGATTGACGCAGCACCGCGTGGATAATAATCAGCCTGCCGAATAGTGCTATTCGCATTCTGATAATCATTGGACTTTTTGAGTTGCAGATCTGCACACTCTTGGAGGACTTTGATGGATTCTTTCATAATAAAGAGATAATCATACACTAGTTATAGCAGTTTGTACAGTAAATTGTGGACGAGAGCCAATAAAAGATGAACCATTCCAGTTCCATATTCCATAGAATTCATACTCATCAGAATCCATGGGATTCAAGAAAATGTAAATTCGTCGTGCCACCGGAATACCTCGGGCAATTTTATCTGCCATTCCCTGCAATACGTTCCTGCAATTTGCAGCGCAGGTTGTAACCTTCACGTCAATCGATGTGATGCCATCAGGCTCATACAGATCTTTGTATTTTCGATCATCGTCCACGTAACCTTGCGCCATAAGCCACAGCTCAGCGTAGTGGCCACGTAGGCACTGCTTTAGAATTTCATCAAACGTACGATCCTGATGCACTGCAGGACTCGGATCCTCATGGATCCGTTTTGCCTCTTTTGAGGCGCGGGAATATAACGACTGTTGGTCGATATCGGATTTCTTAAATGTGATAGCGTTCTGCATTCAATACAATCATACACTTAAGCCTTGAAAAGTAAAGCACTAAAAATTACCTAAAGTGTTGATGCTAGAGCATGACACTCTTGTAGGCAAACTCAATGGCACGTTCAGCTTCCACATTCAATGGTCGTTTTTGATAAAGCCTAGAGGTATCGCTATCGAGACCCCGGATCATTTCTGCAATCTGCGATGCGGTAATAGGATATTTGCGCTTCACTGCATTGCACGCGATACTCGACATGATTTTGTAGATCATGCGGTATCTTCCAGAACCATCAATCGATGAGATTGTCTTGTACTCATTGATCAGCTTTTTATTCACAAAAGGACAATCGGTATAGGATGACCAGCTTACAGAGTTATTGTTCAGTTGTTCTTTCCGATGATTCAGAATTTCTTTCTGAATGTTGGATGGAAGCTTATCAATGAAACTCTGAGATGGCTTTTCGCTGAATGGATGCATTGCCATAATCTGGTCTGGATCCATGATCTCACCGGACCGAACCACGATAAAATTATCAGCATCTGGATATTGCGCAGGAACGTAATACATCCGGCTCAGATCCTTGGTCTGCTCATCCGCCATAGAATTAAAATGCTTATTCAGGGCATACCAAAAATGACGAATTTTATCAGGAGGTACTTCCTTGTTCAATTGAAATACGATTCGAAACTTCTTTTTGTCTGGACGAGATGACGCAGTCGAATAACAAATATGCTTATACTGAGAATACACCTTTACTGCATCTGCAAATGAGCACTCATATTCGTCCACATCTAATGCAGCCCAACCACCCCAGGAAGTTACATTGGCATTGGATCGAGTTCCACCTTTGGCATAGACGGCTGGAGAAATGAGAGAAGATGATTTCTTCGTCTCACCTCTTTTAGCTTTATAGCCTGGCAATCTTGAAAGCATGAAAAGCAACTTTTCAAAGTCCGCCCAAGATTGACAGACTACTAGCTTATCCGTCTTATTGTCAAAGATGGAATCAAATACTGTGAGTGAATAGTTCAATCGGTGAAAATAGGTCCAAGCAATCCTACGTTATCTGCGTGAGATGGTGCAGTCCAGCCTTGAGGTTTAATTAGATCTGGAAGACCCAGTGGATTTGGCCGAGACTCTTTTACTCCTACTTGTTTAACGATGTTGGCTTCATATACCGCAGCCCAGGCTTTTTCAGAATCAACATCAAAAGCGTTGAGCGTGCCGATTGCAACAACGCAAAGATCGATGAGTGCATCAACTACATCATCAGCATTGTCTGCTTTCTTCATTTCATCGAGTTCTTCTTGCAAGAACTTAATGCGAAACTCCAGGAAAGCCTTAAGCTTTTCTTTGTCAAATTCACGTACGATTGGATTTACTCCAAATTTGCGATGCATATATTCAATGTCATGTACCCAATTAGTTCTCATAAGTTAATAATAGTTTAGTTGATGGTTATTGTAAACACTTAAGTGAAGAATTCTTCAAGATTCGAGGTTTTCTCCATGGTCCATCCAATGGAATCAAAGATAATGGATAAAGGATCCAGGAAGGTTTTCTCAAACTGAAGCTCGTGATCAATATATCTATGCAGACCCAATTCTTTTGGAAGACCATCCACAAAAGAAATTACATTTTCTTGCATCGGGTTTGGAGTTTTAAGATAGATGAATTTGATCTTATCACCGCTACGAATTAGCTGATGTTTCTTTTGGAGATTGCACTTCACAACTTGATCGTTGAAAAGCAAGCAGCCGCGAACATGGATCGGAGTTCCCTTCTTATAAATTCCACCTTCCTTCTTGTTTGAATAACCTGAAACATCCGATGCTCCACGCGGGAATGCAATCTCCTCAGGTGGCAATGAAATGAAGTTCTCACGGATTTTAACAATTTCACGTTGAGCTTCAGCTTCAGATTTGGTCATAATAACCTCGAACATCTTCTTTAGAGCATCACGGCATACTGCTGGAGTTGAAGATTTTACCGCTTCGATTCCCATAATCTTGATCTTGGGTTTAGCGTATTGAACACCTTCGTTATTGTGAACGTTAAGAATATAACGCTTCTTTGCTGTCCAAATACCACGATCCGCAATTGCCTCACGCTTCATTCCCATACGATTTGTTGGACAGAACATAGTCTTCGACAACAAATCGTATGATGCAGTTAGCATAGGCTCGACAGCCTTTGCACAAAATTCATCCAAGAACTTAACAGGATTCTTAGGACCAAAGTTTTGCACGATTGGATCCATTGAGACATATAATGAGTCAGTATCAATAGCGATAACATAATCTTTGTCTTTCGATTTGAGGGTTTTATTTAAGAATTGATTTACTTCCTTTTCAGCCCAACGGATTGCCAATTGGCCTGATAGAGTTGTTGCCTCGGCAATTCGCATATCGAAATACCGAAAGTACTGATTGCCCAAGGCGCCGTAGAGTGAGTTGAGAAGAATTTTAACTGCAATCTGCTGATTCTCGAGACGAGAGATTTCTCGTTCGCATTTGAAATATTCAACCTTGTTACCTTTATCGATCGTCTCGAGACGCTTCTTTTCTTGAAGCATGGCTTTCTTTAGGATAACCCGCTTGTCATAGATTTCAGTAATGATCCGAGGGATTACGCCGATTTTGTCCGTACGGAAATGAACACCATTTGCAGCCATAATGGTTCCGGGCATATGAGGTTCAAATGGCACATCATTCAGGATCACGTCAGGAGAAATACCTGGAGTCGTTTGAGATGTGATCGTCTCGGGCGACATGTTGTATTGGATGATGAGATTCGGATACAGAGAATTTAAGTCGAATGAACAAACCCAATTGTGAAGACCTACTTTTGGTTCTTTCACATAACCACCCGGATAATCACCCTTAAAGTTTTCAACGGATGGTGGGATTGCAATTGCCTTACGGGCAAGATCTCGATAGATGATTGAATCCCAGATTGCTGTGGTTCCAAGCGTATCATTGTAATTCACACCGCCGATGTAGGCGAGGGTGAGGACCAAAGTGATGAGACCCAATTTGTCTTCGAGACGATCCACGATCTCAACGTCTTTGATGTTGTAATCCACGAAGGTTTGATAGTTCTCCTCGTAAAGATTATGCAGGGAACCATATTCTTCGTAGGACAGTTTTCCATCTCCAAGAACAACGTGTGCAATATGACCCAGCTTATAAGACTCCTGATTGCCATACGTGTGAGTCGTAAACTTTTTAAACAGATCCATGTAGTCCAGCTGAGCGATGCCGGTAATCTCGTAGATCTTCATCGGACGACCTTTGATTACGGTTTCTTTGGGTTCTA